AGTCATGCCGCCGCTGCCGGTGCGTGACAGAGAGTCGGTCATCGCGCTCGCCAAATCGGTCAGCGTCGAGTTGGCCCAAGCCGAGTCGATCAGCGTGCCGCTGCTGACAGGATTGCCTGCGGGCAGCGTGTAAGTACCGGAACCGTTGCGGGGCATGTCTATTACTCCTTATTGCGATGTCGCAGCAGCAGCGGGAACACCGCGCAGCATGGTCAAAAGGTATTGCTCTTCAGGCCCGAGTGGAGCGCCTGCGGCCAACTTACGTTCAAGAATCGAGATCATCTGCTGCGGGTTCTGCAACGCTTCAGCCAAGGCGCGATCCTTGTTTGCAGTCGCCATCGCACTCAGTCGATTCAACACAGCACCAGTACCAGCAGCAGTTACGCTCCCAGACGCGCCTAGAGCCTCAGCAGCGCGTCCAGCAGCCTGCGCCGCGTATTGGTTCGATGCAGTGTCGCTGCCGCCTCCTGCGGTCGCAGAACGCTTGACGCCTCGCACGATCCCTTGCGCCCTCAAAGCATCAACAATTGCATTCAGTCGATCATTGGCTTGAGCAGACAACATCAGATTGCCCTGCGGGCCTTTGGTCGTATTGATTGCCTGCCGCAGACCAAACTCAGTGATCGTCGGAACATCACCAGCAGGGTCAGCGGCCATTTTACGAACTTGCCCGGTGTCATCCCAGAACGCCCCGCGAACCTTGCTCGCGGCTTGCGCTGCCCGCACCGCATCACTGTCGCGCTGATAGTCGCGTACAACCTTTTGCCAGCGGTTTCCGGTCGCGTTGTTCAGGATGTCATCAACCTCACGCAGCACGCTCATCGTCGCAGGCGAGGATCGCGGCGCACCTTGAAAAGCATTCTGCGGAACCAGCGGTGACTTGCTCGCGAGGTTCGCCCGGATGGTTGCCAGATGCTCAGGCCGGAAATCAGGCCCAAGCCTGTCCATCTCATCGCGCACCGCCGTCAGCATGTTTCGCACTGCCGGGTCGCTTGCTTCTGGCGAGCGCATAGCCGTTTCAATATTGGCTCGGAACCCTTGCAGGTTCTGAGCAAACGCAGGCTCATTGATCGTGCCCATCGCCTGATTGAAATTCACAGCGCGATTAGATGATCTCAACCCTCTCCGCGCAGCAATATCGTCGGCCTGTGCTGTAGCAGTACGCACAGCATCCGACACCGAACGCGCCTGCCCCTGATCAAAGTCGTACCAGTTCGCGCCACTGCGGGTTCTGCTGCCTGCCTCAAGTCGAGCCAGATCAGCATCGCGCAACTGAGCAGCAGTGGTCAGCGGGATATTGAAGCCGCTTTGCGTTGGCTGCTGGGCCTGACGCAAACGGTCGATTGTCTGTCGCAGTACGGTCTGCTCATCAGCGCCATCAGCAAGCGTGCGGGCCACCTCATCAGCAGCCCTGCGTTGCCCGCCGCCGCGAGTCACTGAGCCTGACACGCCGCGCATGGCGGCACTGGCAAGTGGAAGAATCGGACTGGTGATGCCACCAATCATCATGTTCTTTGCACGACTCTCGCCCTCTACAGTAGGCCCCAGAGCCGCCAGACCAGAGCCAACAAGGGCAGCGTTGCCAACCAGCCCAAGACTGCCGAGGGGGGCGGCAGGGATTGCATAAGTGGGCGCAACCTTGCCATACAGTTGCGCCGCAGAACCAAGAGTCGGAGTTTCAATTCCAAATACCTTATCGCGCACCAGACCAAGATCAGTGCTTCTCGCCAGAGCCTTATCCACCTCGCGCTTGTCTGCTGCCTCGCGTTCAAGTGCTTTTGCCTGCTCTGGGTCACGGTTAATCATCTGACGCACTGCCAACGGAATGTCAGCGAATCCTGCGCCCAAACTTTTGAACAACCGCTGAGGCATCGACATCTCAGCGTCTTTTTGCTTCTCAAGTTCAACCGACCAGTTGACGCCGCCATCACGCATCGACATGCCAGCGGCAGCAGCCTTCTGGCCGACCTGAGCCTGTTTTGACGCGAGGTCAGATTGCCCCAGTCGTCGCATCAGTTCAGCCTGCGTGATCCCCTCTGGGACGTTAGTAATGACAGTGCCGTCTGGCAGTCGAACATCCATGACTTCAATCCTTACTTTGGCAGACTGCCGAAATCAACCACGCGACCACCAGAACCGCCACCTGCGCGGTATGACGGCAGAACATCTTGCGGGTCAATCTTGCGCCGCTGCGCGAGATCGGTGTAATAACGGTCGAGGTCTGTCTTTCGATTGTTTGCGCCTGCCATGAGGTTTGTGGCGACCTGTTGCATGGATTGCAACTGCTGCGGCGTCAAACGTGCGCCGGATTGAATCCTTGGCACAAGTTGCTGCAAGGTATCCGCGATACCTCGCGCATTGGCAATCAATGCGTATTCAGATTCGCGCACCACAGAGTCAGGATCAAGCATCTTGCCAAACGAAAAGATCAGGCCGACCTGCTTTGTTGGATCGTTGGCAATGGTCGGATCAGAAAGCATCTGGATCACATTTTGACCGTGACCTACACCCTCCTGAATCTTGTCAGAACGCTTCAGGTACTCGCCGCGCAAAGTGTCTGCTGCCTTGTCGCCACGGCCAGCGCCAGCCGCTGCTGCTGTTGCTTGAGCAATTGCCTGCCCGGTACGCCGGAAATCATCTGAAGCCTGCGCTCGTTCTCGACGCCAATCATCATTCTCTCTTGCGCGTTGCAAAGCATCCTGCCGCCGCTGCTCCGCATCCGCCCTGCGCTGCGCGGCCACATCCTCCGCAGTGATCGCGCCCTGCTCAGACTGAATCAGCCTGTCGAGCCTCGACATGCCGCGCTCTTGCGCCGCGAACGGGTCACGGATGAACTTGCCGTCAGGCGTCAGCATGCCGCCGCCCAACTTCATCGGCTCCTGCGCGGCCATTGCACGCTTCAGAAACTGAGTCTGCACAGGCTGAAACTGCTCTCCCGCGTACTGCGCGGCCAATGCGTTGAGCATCGCCGCCTCGCCTGACTGCCCTTGCATCCGGGCAAATTCCTGCAACTGGCTGACATCAGGCTGTGCGCCTTCCATCTCTGCGGCTTGCTGTTGCAACTGCATCAGACGCGCCCTGCGAGTCATCGGCAGCATGCTTTGAGGTTGCGACGGCACAACGTCCGTCAGCATGTCCTGAGCAGATGCCGGATCGTATGTGCCGTAGTCCATCACTCGTATCCTTCAGCGCGGTACTCAAGCATCGGATTCGTTGCTTCGGTCGGAGTCATGAGAGACATATTGCCAGCCTGACCCATCATTCGACGGCGGCGCATTTCTTCCAAAGCCTGACGCTGCCGCGTGTTCATGTCGAGCATCGAGGTGTCCTGCTGCTTCTGACCTTTTGCGGCCATGTACCCGCCGCCAAGGTTGGCAAGGTGCTGAGTGATCGACGGGGCAACGTAATGCTTGCCAATCATCTGGCCTTCAGGCGCAGTCATCGACTGCTTTCGCAGAGCATCAATCTGCGCCTGCTTGCGCTTCATCTCCTGCTGCTCGGGCTGCATCGCGCCCATTTGCAGCAGGTACTCAAACATCATGTCGTCATTCATCACAGACTCCTTGCAACATCATGGTGTTGCTGCTTGGCAAGTACATAAGCAGCGTGCGCCGCCTCTGCCGATTCAAAATATCCAAGGTGCTTGGCCTTGCCATTCACCCGAATTGTCGCGTGCCATTTATGGTTGCGTTCACGCCAAGACACACCTTTAAATCCGCTGCCACAGTCGCGGCGAGGGCACCAAATGTTTTGCGAGTTTTGCGCTGAGGTTGCGACGCGCAAATTGGCAAAGCGGTTGTCGTGCTTGTCGCCATTCAAGTGGTCAATTTGCCCGTGCGGCCACTCGCCAGTCATGTACAACCATGCCAAACGATGAGCGCGGTACTTCTTGCCGTCGATGAAGATCATGGTGTACTTGTCTGCAGTCCCGGCGACACGTCCTTGCGCCCAACGCTTCCGCGCCGAGGTAGACACAAATGCCCCGGTTTCTGGGTCATACAAGTACAAGGCCTTAAGACGATCGACGTTTGTCATAGCCGCGAGTAATTGACCATCAGGAAGCCATTCTCATGACGCTTCACAAGGTCAGGCCGAACCATTTGAACTTCTTGTGCAATCACACCGCGTTGCTGCATTCCCATCATTGTAAAGTCATAGATGCCGACTCCACTTTCATGAGTGCCAACGCGCTGGATGTTTGACTTCAGTCGGCGGTCAGAGAACATAAACGCCATCTGGCCCATCTGGCCCAAACCGCCCAACAGATTCGATGTCGCGGCATTGTTCGCATTCGCAGCACCCAACGCAGCGTCATAACCCATCTGGGTAGCGCCAAGAATGTTGGGAGTCTCAGAACGCTGCGCCTGACTGAAGTTGCCAAACGATGGCATCGACACTTGCTGCCCAGACAACAGTGCATTCATCTCGTTGAGCGACATGCCACGGCGCTGCATCTGCTCTGCGATCATCTGCTGACGCACCGCATTCTGATCCATCGCAGCAGAACGGTTCATGTTGTACATGTTCTGCATGGCCTGATTGCCAAAGTTGCCAGCAGCGACATCCTGCTGGAACGCTTGACTTGCGGCCTGATTGCCGAACTGACCGGCACCCAAATCTTCTTGGAACGCCTGCTGCCGCGCACCCATGCCCATGTTGTACAGCCTTTGAGCCTCAGTGCCTGCCGTATCAAGCGCGTTGTACCGCTCCGCAGCCTGCCGCTGACCCAAATCACCAAGCGCCCGCGTGTAAGCCTCAGAGCCAACCTGCAAGCCTTGGTTTGCGAGTTTGGTTTCGAGTTGCGACTGCTGGCGCTCATGCACGGGCACCATCCGCTCCATCAGCGAACGCGCAACCGTGTCACGGTAGTTGGAGTCAAACTGCGGCATCGACGGGTTGTCGCCCATGTTCAAACCGCGCTGCAAGCCCTGCGTGGCGACAGAGGTGGTCATGTTCTGTGGCGCAGACGCAAACGAAAACGCGGGCGCGTTGCTGTAGTCAAACGGCTGGCCGTATTCGCTGCGAACACGATCCATGAAACTGCCCGCTAGCCCGCTGCGCTGGTTCTGAATCCCAATCTGCGAATCCAGAGCCTGCTGCAACTGCGGATTCAGCGCAGTGTTCTGGCTCCACTTCGTGACCTCTTGCCCGGTCGCAGGGTCAATCGCCTTCTCAGTATTCCAAGTCGTCGATCCCCACGGGTTCGTCTGATTCGGACGATTCGCAAAATTCTGGATGTTGGTGACTTCCTTGGACGCTTGAGCCTGCTGCTGCGCTGCCCCAAGGTAATCAGGCGGCGGGGGCGAACCTTTGCCGCCTCCACCGCAGACATAGCCACCCGTGACCTTGCGCCGGGTCGCGCACTCGCCAAACGGCTCACCGTGTGCGTACAGTTCCCTACGCGACCATTCTTGCTTCATTCTTGCGCTCCTTGATCCAGCGACACTCATCCTTGTCCATCTTCATCACAACGATGTCACCACCGTCATCGTGACATCCCGGCATCCGCAGCACCTCCTTGAATCCAAGGTGCTTGTCATATCGGAGAGCCTTTTCGTTTGTGCTGTTCACAATGCCCAGCACGCTGCTCAAACCCAACTGATTGAACGGGTAATCAAAACACGCGAACAGCATTGGCCGCGGCGACCAGTGCGTGTCAAAACTGACCATGTGCATCTGGCACACCTTGCCAACGAACCCGGTGTAGCCAACCAGCCATTCAATCTTGCCCGTCACATCGCTGATCCAGAAGATCGCCTTCATGTCAGCGCATGGCTGCACGCCGATCTCGCGCAGCAGGATGTCGCTCGCGACTTTCTTGTCCTCAACGCTGCGAGCGACGATCATCATTACATCACCCCGCCCGGTTCATACATCACATGCGACGATGTATAGAGCGTGCCGGGAGAGCCGCGCACCTTCATGTTCAGCGACCCGTAATACCCAAGACCGTTGATGCCGACCCACGCCTGATAGGTGTTGGTGCTGCCAGCCCAGTACGCTGTGTTCCAGTTGCTGCCGTTCCACGTTGCGCCAGTAATGGCCGCAAACGATGGCGATCCTGCAACCACTTCAAGACCGTACTGAGTGTTCATCTGAACCAACACAGACGGCGCGTTTGTGGCGATGAAGATCGGACGCGCCATCTGAAACTTCTTCAGATTGGCTGGCGTGCCGTATGCGTTGAACGCCTGCTGAGAGTTACATTCAATCGTGTCGCCGCCTGTTCCGTCGCTTGCAGCGCCATCCTTGTCGCCCAAGAAACCACGCGCCACGCGCCCACTCGTCAGACCAAAGTAAAGACTTCCATCAAGCAACGTCGCGCAGTTCATTGGCACGTTGCTCAACGTACACCACGCGCCTGTGGTGGTGTTCATTGCAAATTGAATGAACTCGCCATAGACATCAGCGGGCAACTTGATAATCAGCAGGCTCTCTGATGCCAGCAAGAACACATCCCACGATTCAGAGTTCTTGTACTCATTGACCAGCGGGCGCAGCGTGGTCTGAATCTTCGATGCAGGCGCACTCTGTAGCGCAGCCTCATCCCACTGACCATTGATGACCTTTGACAGTGGCACAAGACCCTGCACGCTCAGGATCATCACATCACCGCCGAACGCGGTGAAATATGTTCCGTAGCGCGGAACCTGACCGATGTACCAAACACCAGTCAGTTCAAACGTGGTAGCAGAAGTCGGGTCGTAACCCTTCCAAATTGACAAGTCACCTTCAGTGCCAATGACCACAAGGTGATCGTCGATGCTCGTTCCTGCATCAACAGTCCAGTTGATCAACGCAGAGACATACCCTCCGTTGTTCATTGTTGAACCCATCGGGAATGGATCGGCTTGCCCCTGAATGTGATCAACATCGCGCATGTAATACACGGTTGAACTGTCCGTAACCGTGAACCACACTCGACGCTTCCAAGCCATTACCGTGCGGACATTAGTTGGCAGGCCAACAGTTGCCGCAGTGCGGTTCACCCAGCCGCCCGCCGAGTCATACGTCCAATATCCAGCACCGGGTGAAACAGCCAGCAAGAACACACCAGCAGCGGTGACATATTGGCAAGTCCACCACTGATTGTTTGTGCTTCCAGTGGCAGACACAGCGACCGTTGGTGTGCCGCTGGTCACATCGTAGATGTTGCCGTTAGCAGCAGCAAAAATCTTGTTGTTCGCCGGGATCGCGGCGTTGTATCCAAAGACTGATTTGATTTCAGGGTTGCCTGCAATCGCGCTGCTAAAGTACCTCCAGCCCTTGCGAATCTCAACGCCCTGCTGCCGTGGCAGGAAGTTATTCAGCACCACAGCATCATTCGGTGCCATGTTGCTGATTGGATCGCGCAGGTTCAAGCCTCCAGTTGGAGGCGGGTTGTTCTGCATTTTCACAACCTGAGACACCGCAACCTTACGCGGTGTTTTGAAAGGCGCGATCCGAGCAAACGGCATCAGATGCCTCCGTAGCCAGTGTCCGGCGTATTAGTCAATGGGTTGATGTACGGGAACCTGAAGTCCCGAACCATCGACAACACCGTCGCGCCTTTCTCCGCTTGTTTGCGATTCTCAAACTGCACTTGGAAATCACGCATGGCCGCGCTGCTATCCAGACCCTTCATCTCAAGCCACTTCACGCGGCCAAACAGGGTCATCATCGTTGCATCAAGAAGGCAGACATCACCATTCTTGGTCATGCGATTCTTGTACAGGGTCGCGTCATCTTGATCGCGCACCCAGCCCGCCGACAGATAGAAAAACGTCATCGTCTGCGAGGTGCTTGGCGGGGCCAGCACATAAATGCGACTGTCACGAACCTGCCAATAAAACGACAGTGTGGGCAGCGTGGTACGCACAAGCAACTGCTGCCACATCTGCGGCGAGACAGGCCCAAGCGACGGCAACTGGTTCGTTGCGTTCCAGTTAGTCTGATCAATCCAGTCGAAAAAATCTTCTGGCAGAGCAAACGATTTTTCAGTCTGCCCGACAGAATCAGCAACGATGCTCATGCTGTAGGGCTTGATCAACTCCTGCCATTCATACATCGACAGAAGTTCGATGCCGCCCATGTTGACGGACTGAACCATCTGAACCACTGCCGGGTCGGTTGATCCGGCAGGGTCAGCAGGAACGGGATAGCCCACCATCGCGGCCATGTTTTGCACAATGGCCGACAACGATGATTCATTGATGATCTGGTAAGCCATCCCAGCCCCTTATCAGGCGTCAGCCTGAGCAACAACCTTTCTCGACTTCGATTGAGCCTGAAGCGCCTCAACCATCGTCTTGAGGTTCTCAATCTCAGCATCACGCTTTTGCAGTTCAGCGTTCATCGCCTCGACCGGGGCATTGCCCTTGGTCGCCTCAATGAACCGCTTTGCTGTTTGCTTGTCAGAGTGAAACGACATGAACTTCTGACCCAGTTGATCGTTGGCATCTGCCAACTGCTCAACCGTGACGATCTTGAAAAACTTGTACTCTTCGACCTTCGCGGGGGTCATCGCAGGCAAAGCACTCAGCGGCGTGCCGCTCACTGCTTCGGCCTGACCAGATTTCCACTTGTCGTAACGCGACCGGAACCGAATCAGATTCATTTCGTTCATCGGCTGAATGACCACAGTGGTCTTGTCGCCGGGAACATGAACCCGAACAAAGTCGCGCTCTTCGTACACTGCGCGTCCAGCCTCTTTTGAAAGCCCCGGATGCAGCACAGGCTCTCGCATGAACTCGACGTACAGTCGGTCATCCGCTGCGAACCTGCTTTCGTCAGGCCGAGCAATCGGATGCGGTTCTTCAAAAATCGTAGGTGTCGTGGGTTGCATGTCGTTTCTCTCTTTTTATTAGGCCGCTACGGCCCAGACGTAATCACCGGCCACAAGTGCGCGGCCAGATCGGTTCACCCAGCCTGCGGTGACCACTGCGCCATCCGCAACCGCGCCTGCGGCCTGAAGATAGCGAACACCCTTGGACGCGCCATAAGTGCTGCCAAGCGCGTACACAGTGCCATCAGTTGCATCGCCAATCCGATCAGCGACAAAAGCCGCTGCGGTCAGAGACTGCTCCGCAAACGGGCCTGAATGGTTGTAGTTGGGGCCGACTCCAATGCCAGTCGAAAGAGCGCCCGTGTCTTGACTGGCGGTCGCGTCAGAAATCGCGCCGTTGGTCGTGTAACTCGCTGCCATGTTTTGCTCCTAGCAAAAAAACCCGATGAGCGTGGGTCAACCCCAACCCATCGGGTAAGGGTTGCCCACGACAGGCCCACCAAGGAGATCAATCAAGCCTGAATGCGGCCTTGGAACTGTGCGCCGTTGCTCGTCAGATTGCCCGCCCAAGCAAGGATTTGCACCTCGGCATCTTGGTTGATTGCGTACCGACGATTCGGGGACAACGGCACCATGTTGCGCTGGGCATGCGGACGCCACTTCAGGTACTTCGTGTTCAGGAAGAAACCAGTAGAGGCGGGGCAGTAGCCACCGATACCACCGTCCAGAACCACATCAGCGTCCATGAACTTCAGGCTGGGGAAACCAAGGTTGCCGGTTTCAGGCGAAGTGAAACGCTGCTGCGCCTGAAGCGAAGCCATGTAGAAACCCCAGAAGATCGTGTCGAGAACGATCAGGTCAGGACGGTCATTGCCACGGGTGCAAGAGGCCCAGAGGGTGTTCATCGGAGCCTGAATCGTGCTGGCCGACGGGGTGACTACGTTGTCGCTGAAGTCATACTTCTGCGAGCGCCAGAAAGACCAAGTAGCACGGTCGATGCCGCCATAGGTGCCGGTGGTGTTGGCTGAAGGTACAGCGGCGTTCAGGCCGGTGACCTCCTTGCCGCCAGAGCCGGTTCCATCCGAATAAACCGACTGAGCCAGTTTGTTCATCATGGTGGCTTCAGCGACATTCAGGCGGGCTTCCATCAGGTCGATGAAGGCTTCCTTGCCGCTATTCTGGATCATCTCCAGACCAGACATGACCACGGGCACAGCGAACTGCTTGATGTTGAACTCAGCAGCCGAGATCACATCCTGCGCCGCGATGGGCAGGAGGTCATATCCCGAATAGAAACCGGCGTTGCCGTTCTCGGCAAACGACAGTTCTTCAAGAATGACGTTGCCGCCGCTGATGGTCTTGACATTGCCGCGCTGGTTCAGGCGGGCAAGCAGGGCGTTGTTCTTGGTCACGTTGTCCGCGATGGTGCGCGAACGGTTTTGAATCGTGGTAGCGATGATGTCGCTGACCGAGGTATTGGCGAATGCCATGATCTAACTCTCCATCTGAGATTGAGTGCGAGCAAAATTGCCCAGTCAAGTTCAGATGCGCCTCATGAACCCTGATCAGTCCGATCTTTGTTCACAGGTGGGACACCGTTGCAGTGTCTCCTGAGAGCGTGCGGTGGCTGCTGGTACTTGGCACACCACGGGCGAAAATCCACCCGTGGTGTGATTGTAGCATCACCGTGACGTTTGTTGTATAGCCGCCTCAATGGCCGACCGAATGTCAGTCGCCGGTTGTTGCAGCGCACCAACTGGGGCAGAGCCTGACACGCTGACCGCCGCCGCCCGCGCCCGTTGTGCCGCCTGAGTCTGAACCTGCGCCCCTTGCGCGGCCTGACGCTGCTGCATGACCTTGCGAACACTGTCATTCATGAAGGTCGCCTTTTCGTAAGCCTGCTGTAAGGTCAAGTTCTGGCCCCGGCGTTGAGACGCCTCCAGCAGATCGGCCATGTCCTCGCGGACATCCTCGCCAAACTCGGCTTGGCTCAGGAATTGAGCCACCTCGTTTTGAGCCTGCGCCTGCGCGTTGTATTGAGCCTGAGCCTGAGCCTGCTGGAACTGCGTCAGCATGCCCTGCACGGGTGCGAGTTTCTGGTTCAGCAACTGCTCAATCTGGCTGGTCTGCGGGTCTGCCGCTCGCGGCTGCTGGCCTGCCAATGCCGAATCCAGCATCTCAATGAACCTCGGGCCGAACCTGCCGGTGCCAAATTGGTTCACCACGCCAGCCATCATCGTCGCCAACTCATCCGCAGTCCCCGTCCGCAGACGCGCCGCCGTTGACATCAGGTTGTCGATAGCCTGAATCGGGTTGCTGTTTTCGGCCTTGATGAAGTGCATGTAGGGCTGCACCACTTGGGCAACTGCATCGGCCGTCTTTCTGGCCTCAGAAGTCTCCTGCATGAACCTCGCATGCTCGACCTCGCGGCGAGCGATCTCGGCGCGTACAGGCTCAGGCAACTGACCCCAATGCTCGCGCACATCCGGCTTCCACGATGCCGGTGCCCGGTCTGCTGCGGGTTGCTTCGGCCCCGGCTTGGGGCCGGGTTGCATCCGACTGGCAAACTTGCCGTCATCATCGCGTGGCTGGCCTTCCTCTTCGGCCAGCGCATTCAGGTCTTGCTGCTCAGGCGCGTCAGAAGGCTCCGCAGACGCTTCCGCAGGCGCGGCAGGTTCAGATGCCTGCGGCTCTGGCGCGGATGCCTCTGGAGCCGCCTGAATGGCATCCTGCGGCGGTTCTTCAAACGCGGCCTCGATGGCATCGCGCAGGGTCGTGGGTTCGCTCATGACTTATCGTTTATTTTGAAGTTGATGAATCGCACGCTCAATGTCGCGCCTGTTGAATGACCCGCCCTGCGTGTAGTAACGCTCGCGTGCCTCTTTTGCTTGCGCCCAAGTTTCTTTGAAGTCATCAGCGGTCGTCAGATTGTTCATCTTCATGTACTCGCGCTGCTTGCTTCTGCTGCTGATGTCGGTGCCATCGGTGGCACGCATCCCGTCATAGTGGCGATCTCCCCACAATGAGGCATCCCCAACGCGGCGGTCAGGCTCATAGTCCTGCGTCACTTCGATGAGGTTGTAGGGTGGCTCTTTGCTTTGGATAAATCGGCGTCTTGTCATGCCCAAACTCTGCGTGGGGTGGTTGGAAAAACTTGGAACGGTTCAAGTGGCGTGCCGTCCTCATCGACAACACGCACGTTGACATGCCAACCCGGCTCAGGCACCGGGTTCTCGGGGTCGGCCATGTTGTAGATGATGCCCAGCGTGTCGATGTTTTGATACAGCGGCTGATCGTCTTGATACAGAGTGGCCTGCGCCTCGGCCTCATCCGCGAACTTAAGGTAGTAGTCGATCATGATGTGAGCGCCTGAAGTTGAGCGTTAGTGAGCCGGGTGTTGTAGTACATGATGCGTCGGATGTGGCCGTTAATTAAATTCGTCCCAGCAGCATAAATTGCTCCAATTACAAGCCTGTCCGTTGTCGCTACGATTCCAGATGTATCTGTCAACGGTGTTGCGCCATTTGCACTAAACGCAAAATCATTTAATTTGTAAGAGAAAGCAGATTCAAATACTTGTGCGCTTGCTGCCGCAGTATTCACAGACAAATTGACTTCTGTTGTTCCACTAGTTCGCATGTATCCAGAAACAGCATTATTTGTGCTGATAGCGTAAATTCCAAACCTATTGTTTTGTGTTCCATCTGATACGCCAACAACCCCGTTTCCAGCGGCAAGCAATCCAAATGCGCTTGCTTGAGCGAATAGCGTCCCCTCAGTCGCGTTGTACCAACTACTAAAGTTCGCCCCTGTCATGCTCGCGTTGTCCGC